CTAAATAAGAAGTGCCTGGTCTTCTCATTATTCCAGCTTCTGCAAGTAATGCAAAATTTTTACATTCTTTAGCACCTTGAAAATATGAAGGCACATCTGTTCTTTGAGCTAATAAAGGATTTAATTCGCCTGATGAAAAATTAGTAATTACCGTTCTTAATGTTCTGCCCATTATCCATCCGTTCTTGTAGAATTTCTAAGATTAATAAATCTACTTGTGTCTAATACTTTTGTAGTTGTTTCAGCAGAGTCTATGTTTTTAGCTACAAGAAATTGTCTTTCAGCTAATTCTTTAAATTGTCTAATCATTGCTGAATCTCTAGCAACAGAACCTGCAAATACAGAAGCTAATTCATATTCTAATGCTAATCTAAAATGAGGTGGAAAATAGTCTTCATCTACTTTGTAGATATAATCCATTACTAATGTACTATTTGAACCATAGCTATTTACATAAATGTAATTTTGGTATCTTGAATAAGGAATAACGTAATCGTTTACTGTTATTGAAATAATTTGTAATACTTCAGGACTTGTTGGCATTTGATATGCATAATCATATCTTCCTGTTGGTGTATTAGTTAATAAGTTTAATGATTGTTGTGTTGTAGCAAATCTCCATCTGTGTCTTGTAAGAGAAGCTTCACATACATCTGTATAAACATTAGATGCAACTAATGCTTCAGTACTTCCATCTGAAAAGGATGATATTGGTTGTGCACCTATCATCACTAAAGCTCTTGCACATATGTCTATACTTGTTGTTGCCATAATAAAAAAAATATCTAGGGGGAAGTACCTCTCGGCAAGATCCCCCTAAATTAGAATTAGCTTATGCTAATTTTGAAGTAGTAACAGTTGTTGCACCAGTTGCTGAAGTAACCACGATTAAATCAGACTCCATAGTGCCACCTACACCAGCTGCAACAAGGATCATATCACCTTGTTTAAGCTCTGCGTAAGCTGAATTGAAGTAACCACTACCTACTATAGATGAAGTCGCATCTCCGTCAGTATAAAACCAAAGAGAGTTGCCACTCATCTGAGCTACCTTTTTGATAGGATTGTCAGTTGCGTATGCCATGTTATTATATCTCCTTAATTATTATTCTGCACAAAGTTGAACTCTAGCAGCATCACCATCGATTTGTACTGCACCTAAAGATAACATTGAAGTTATTAGGTGAGATACTTTCTCAGGGATGTAGTTAACTTCTGTTCTAACATCTGATCCAATTCCACAGCCAATAGCTGATTTGTGGAAGCATAATGTTTTTCTGTCAGAAGATGGTTTTGATAAACCAGAGTGTACGAAGAACAAGAAGCCCATCCATCTTTTAGCAGTCATGCCAGAAGGGAATGGAAGATCTTGTGGGCCTACGTATTCTACTCTAGAGAATTGATCAATTGATAAAAGATCAGACCATTGTTTAGGCCCAACAACCCAGTATCTTTGATTATCATCAGGAACATCGTTGGAATTAAAAATTTCCATCATGTTCTTTGCTTTAATCAATGACATACCAGTTGCTGAACTGTTTACGTTATTTGCGATAGAAGTTGAGTTATCTAAAACATCTACAAGCACTTGGTCAGTTTTTCTACCTAGTGCATAAGCTGCTGAAGAAGCTACAACTTGTCTTTCGTCAATGTTTACCTTTAACTCGTCTAACTTGTCAACGTAGTCAGCTGCATAGTAATCAGTTAAAGTTGCAGACACATTGCTGTGAGAAAGATCCATAGCAACTACTTCAGCATGTCTTGCTTTAGTATTTGCAGATCCTTTTGCTACTTTTTGAAACTTAACAGTAGATCCATTGACACCGTTAACTGTTCTAACAAGGTTCTTTAATTTGCTTCCCATTCTTTGGTAAGCCATATGAACTTCTGCTTCGAACTGAGTTATAAAGGCATTAGTTATTGATGTTGCCATTATTGTGTCCTTTGTTTGTTAATGTTAATGTACCGATTATCTTTTTAATGCAGGGGATTGTTATCCAATTAAGGGCAATCATTGAACATTCTAAAGGTCTTGTTTTTAGAAATATTCTAAATAAGTATTAGTTGGCAACGCACATTAAATCCAATATTTAGGAATAGTGATTACTTCTCCGTATTCGATCTCACCATTGTCATCTTCTGAGTAAGTACCAAACAAAGTAATATAAGCATCTGTTTCTTTGTAGATCCAAAATTCACCTGTTGTGCAAGTCGCAGGTTTAGCAGCTTCCATTTGTTTTAAAGATAGCCAACCTGTTTGACTTACACAATCAAGCCATTTAAGAGGCTTTTTTAACCTCTTATATTTTTGATTAACTTTGTCCTTTATAGGCTTTTTCATACAACTCCGTTACTCGTCTTACATAACCTGGATCTCGTCTATTACTATCCCAGTATCGAGGATCATTTAACATTGCTTTTAAATCCTCTTGAGTTGCTTGAGCATCTACAGCTGTATTTGAAGTAGGCATATTAGAGTCTTTATTAAGCTTCATAAGTTCTTCAACAACTTTAACACCTTCGGCAGTTGAAGCTAAATTAGCAATTGTATTATAACCTTCTGGACTTAAATGTTTTTTAGACCACATAGATGCAGCTTCTATTCTTTCTTTACCTGCATCACCTAATTTCTGAGTTTCAATTTGAGGATTAGGAATATTTGCTAAAGCATTATCTACAAAAGCTTTTACACCACTATCATATTGTTCTTGAGATAGACCTGCATCTTTAGCAGTTTTATCCCACCATTGTACAATAGGCATATCTTTGTTTATGTTTAAATTAACTTTATCATCTAATTCAGGAACATTAAGTTTATAACTTTCAGGAACATTCTTTAACTTTTCAGCTTCAAGATCTGTTCTAATTTGTTTAGTTAAATCTTCTGTTCTTGATCCTAATTTAGATTCAAGTGAATTATAACTTGATGCTAAATTTTCTATGTTAACTTGTTTAGTTGTTTCATCCCAAAACTTATCCTGCACATATTCAGGTTTCGTTGCTTCAGAAGGTTGTTCTGTAGCGATTGGTGCTGAAACTTCAGCATTATCATCTGCCATCTTGTTCTCCTTTTTTGGTTCTTGTTTTGATTATACCAACTAAAAATCTCATACCTTCAATATGAAATAATTGATTGCTAGTAACATTAGGCCCTGCAACAGCTTCTGTTGTAATTGATTGCAGGTATTCTAATACCTTTTTTCCTTCATCACCTTTAAACACATTTGCGAAATGTTTATTTAAAATCTGTTCGTCTTTTTCAGATCTTACATAACCATCGACACTTGCTGCTATTTTAGGTTTTTCTTTTTTTAGTGCATCCCATGTCATTCTATGCTCCTGGTGGAGCTTCTCCTCCTTCTGTTGGTTGTTCTGCTTGTTGAGCTAATTGGCTAATTTGATCTACCATAGCTTTTTGCTCTTGTTCACTTCTAATAAGTTTTTCAGGTAGGTTCATTTTTTCTGCTAAATATTTTGCAGTTTCATTTTGGTTAACAATGACATTAATCATTTGTGGGCCAAACGTACCTGCAATTATTTCATTGAACCTAGTTACATCTGCAACATCTTGTAAATGTTGAGCTTGTGCTAGAGGTGAACGTGGTGCTATTTTTACTTCCCTACCATTTACTTTAGGGATTTCTATTCTACCTTGTTTAGATAAAATTCTAATAATTCTTCTTAATAATGGATTAATTAATTCAGATTGTAGTCTTCCAAAAGAAGAACCTATTTGTCTAGATAAATCTGCCATTCTTTCAGAAACTTCTGTTGCTGTCATTGGAGTACCTTCAGGTTTTCCAAGAGCTTCCATATATAATGCTTTTTTAATATTGGCTCTCATGTCATTTAAAACCAATTGAGCAACATCAAAATTAGATGCTGCTTGAATTGGTAATAATCCTTTTGAACCCGGAGCTACAGGTATTAAAGATCCTGGTACTAAAGAAATGTTATCAGGATTAATTACACCATCGTCTTCGTAAGTATAAACACCACTTACAGACATCTGTGCATTTTGTAGGATTAATTCAATTGTAAGGTTGCAAGTTTTAATAGCTCCCATTGCATTAAATACTGGGCCTCTACCATAAACTTCACCAGATGCTTTATTCCATCTAAATACTAAATAAGGATTAGAACCTTCTCCTGTGTACATTTCTTCTAATAAAATATGTTTTGGATTTTCCATAACAACACAGAATTTATATTTTTCTACATTGTCTTCATGAACTTTATAAATAGCTTCTATAAGTTTAATTTGTTTCTTTTGTTTTAATGGATCAAAGTTTTCTGGTAATTTAGCTTTAGGATATAAAATATTTATTTCAGTAGGTTTACAAACTCTTGTTCTATAAACTGTATCAATCTTTCCATCAGGCCCATTGTTTAAACATACTCTTGTTAAAGGTACTGCTGTAAATTTAATTGGATTAACTGCATCACCTTCTTCAACAAGCATAACTCCTGTACCAATAGCAAGATCCATAAATGCTTCATGTATCTCTTGGTTAAAATTTGAAGTTTGTAATATTTGAAAAACGTAATCAGTAATCTTATCTAATTCTAGATTTATTCCTGTCTTTTGTTCAGTTGGTATTTCTGATCCAGCTTGAAAGTCAGCCCATCGTGCAAAAGTAGGTGTGATTCCTGCTTGGAGTCTTGATGCAAACTCTTGTACTCCGACAACAGCTGTTTCGTCAAAAATTTTATCGGTACGTCTTTGACCTGGGGATTCATCATAAAAAGACTCCCTATTAGGTAAACAATACTCATATGCTTCTTCGAATTTATCCTTCCAATAATCTTTTATACCTTGAGCTTCTTTATATTTTTTAAGAACCTCTGTTGCTTTGTCAGATGATCCGTACATTGGTGGATCTGAAATATCAACATATGCCATTTATTTCCTAACTATAAAATCCTCTGCCACCAGGATTACCAAATAAAGATCTAGAACCAATTAAGCCTTTAGCTTTTTTGTTTTCCATTTCTTTTGCATTAGCTTCTGCTGCAGCTTTAGCTTCTTCTTGAGCTTTAGTTTCTCGTTCTAGTCTAGCTTCATAATCTTTTTGAGCTTGTGACTTTTCAGGTGCTTTTGGTTTTCTAAAAACTGATCCCATTAGTGTAAATCCTCCTCATCAAAATCGGCATCTAAATCATCGTCATCTTCAGCTGAAAATAAAATATCTTTAAGATCATCTAATAAAGATTGTTCTTCATTATGAAGTTCTTCAATTCTATCTAAAATTTCTCTAGCTGTTTTTTTTGCCATGATTTGTACCTTTTTCCCAAAATGACGAATATCCAGCTTTAATCAACGCACAATATAATTGATAAGGGGTAAAGATATACCATCGCCAATATCCTATTAACCTCATAACAAATGATACACAGGTCAATGAATTGATCCTTACGAATTGATAATCATCTTTAATAGGACATTTTAAAACTTTAAAATTATATAAGATACCAAGTATTCCTGAAGCTTCTTCAGGGGTTAATATATCTAGCTTTATACCTGCGTGAGTAAATTGTAGATGCAGCCATCTGTTTATTTTAGGATCATATTGTAAAGCTCCACAATGCGTGAAGCCTTTTTTTAACCAAAATAGATATTTGGAATATTGGTTTTTAATACCATCTTCATAAAAATAGACTAGCCATTCCTTTTGAACAGATCCCATACTTTCCTCGTTTTTCTTTTTTGCCCTGCAAATACATCCCATTCCTTTTTAGCAATAACAGATTTCTGTGTTTGCTTTCCTGATAGAATAGTTCTTCCCTCACCAGCTCCCATCATTAAATATTGGAGTGCATCGTGAACGTGGGAATATCTATTCTTTAAAGGTTTTTCATCATAACGATCTCCAGAAGTTTGTAGTCGTCTATAATGATAACCTCCATTGAATCCCTTTTTTAAATTGATACATTTAGTGTCCATCAAGAACCCTGCTTTACCGTCAAGCAATCTTTGTAGAGCTGCATCAACAGCTTCTATTCTAAGAGCAACATCATTAGATGGTGCAGGTATAGCTTTTAATCCATAAGTTCTCATAATTTGAAAAGGTGTTCTCTCATCCGTCTGTGATCTAAAATCACCAGCAGGATCTCCATAGATCATCACTTCATAACTTTTGTAGTGTGTAGCTATTTCTTTTCTTAATAATTCAGAAAATCTCATAACTCCCATATCAAAACAAACAAGTTCGTTTAAGATGTGCCATCTGCCAGTCGATAGCCTTTGAGCAAAGACAGCTGCAGGAGTTAAGCCGAAGTCAATTCCTACAAATATAGGTTGACCAAGGCTTAGTTGCAAATCTTCTGTAGCAACGTGCAGCTCTTGTTTAAAGTTTGGATAGACAGGTTTACCTTCTTCTATGCTTCCGAGTTTATTTAAAACATAAACATCAATCCATCCTTTTGTTTTACCTCTAATAATATTTGGATAGTATTTGGGTGTTAGGTTTTTTTTATTTTCTGCATTGTCATTTGGATCATATGCAGTAGTCATTCCATCTTTATCTTTCTTTTCAATTAACGCAGGTGGTTGAGTATAGAAAGACCAGTTATCAGGTTTAATTAACATTAAAGCTTCATCTCTAGATATGTGATCTGGTACAGGAACATCTCCTGCCATTATGGGCCACCAATGATCTTCTTCTGGTGCATTGGTATCAGCGATTACTCCGTACCAAGTTGCACCTCCATCTCTCATAGATGGAAATCTTCCAACCCTCATCGTACAAGCATCGATAATACTTTTAGGTATTTCTCTAGCTTCGTTAATCCATACTCCTGTTAATTCTAAAGATAGTAATTTCTTTACGTCTTCAGGTCTATCAAGAGCTAAGAATATAACTTCTAGTTCTATATCACCTTTATTTATTCTATGGGTATATGGAACAGACCAAGCAAAATCTCCCCAAGTATCTTCAGGAAACCAATCAATCCATGTTTTAATAGTTGTGGTTTTTAATTGGGGATTAGTATTTCTTATTACTGCCCATCTAGATTTTCTAATTCCGTTTTTATCTTTTTGCTGTAGCAAAGCTCTACGGAATATTTCAATACAACAAGCAACTGATTTACCAGAACCCACAGGCCCACGCATACCTCTAAAAAAGTCATTAGACTTCATAAAGGTTTTAAGAGTATCGCCTTCAGGTTTGTATTTAAAATCAATCGACATTTGGCCCTACATTTGCTTTAAGCATATTGTAAACAACTTCTTCAGAGAATGCTTCGATAAGCTTATCTGCTTCATAGTTGGTTATCATGTGTGTAGGGTAATGTTTAAAATGTACTTTCTTAATAATAGCTCTTAATCGATTTCTATCTTTTAAGCTTAAAGTATTGAGGAACGACATTTTAGCTGCTCTACCCTCTCTAATACTATTTCTAGTATTTCTTGTTCAGTGCCAAATTTATTTTCAAAATTTTTCTTATCCATATGAATAGAAAACTTGCCTTGATGATGGTCGTGGCATAATGGGATAACTTCAAAATTTGAAGCTTTCCTTCCCATGCCAACATTCCCTTTTCCGTTATTTCTAATATGATGCAAGGTAGCAGGTCTTTCACAGCAATAGCATCCAAGCTCTGCCACCCAATTCATATGCTCTTGTTCTGCTTTAGTAGCCATTTTTAGGTTTGGGCTTCGGTTTCGGTTTTGGTTTGGTATATTTTTTCATATTCCTCCTTGTTGGTTTCTTCATAAGTCGCTCTGCAGCCATCAGGTGTAGCAGCACTAGCTTTTTGCATTGCAATAACATCATTGTCAGCTTCGTATAATATTTCTTTCTTTAGTTGATCGTTGCCCCAAATTTTTACTAAATAATACATTTGACCTCTTTTGTTGGAGCAATCTAACTATAATGATTTAAAAAAAATTAAAACGCACTTAGTAGCAAAGCGAATAAAAATCCTATCCAGAATCCCACTATACCTTCTCTGTAATACAAGGATAATACCTGCAGCTCTTTCAAATATTTTTTCAAGATTATTTGTCTATGCTTTTAAGTTTCATGTCTTGGACAGCTAATTTACCTTTTTTAGTAAATTTCTTTTGTACTGCTTGAACAACTTTATTGCTGCTTAAACCATATGTTCTAACTTCGTTAGAATTTTTATATGCTTTGTTTTCTTGAGGAATAGTATCTCTGTTAATAGATCTTTTTATTTTAGAAAATACACTACCTGTGTTTGTGGGTTTAATAGTTGTGTAATCTTTATTACCGTAATCTTTCCAAAGATTTTTTAATTTATCTGACATAATTATTTTTTTTTCTTAGAAGTTTTCATAAAAGAATTAGAAAGACCAACTCCTTCATGCCAAGGTGTTATAGGCTTATTTATTGATTGTTCTTGCTTTCTAAAAAATTGTCCATAATCTGAACCTGAATCTTTAGTTTTTCTTCTTTCAGCTGTAAATTGTTTCCAAACATTTTTTAATTTATCTGACATAATTATTTAGTTTTTTTAACTTTTTGATTTCTAGCTATTGTATCTACTTCATTAGGAGTTAACTTATGTTTTCCTAAAGTTATAATTTCTTTAGCTTGTAAAGTATTAATTGTACCTAAATCTTTCCAAACATTTTTAAGTTTGTTAGTAGTAGGATTGTTAATAGATCCTTTTCTTGAATAGGAAGCTTCTTTGTAATTTGATTTGATTTTAGTCATAACCAAGGTCTAGCAATATATGCTGCAGTTAAAAACGCACATTACTTGCCCTGTCTATTATAAGCTTTAAAATTTCTTTTCTTGGATTTATTCATTGAAGACTTCTTTGGTCTTCTATTAGCAATAGAGGTTTTTTTAAACTTTGCCCTCGTTTCGTGTTCTACTTTTCCGAGTAAATTATTTTTTTTCTTTGCCATACCTTAAAATAACGAACCTTTGGAAGATCTTAAAAATTTCAGTCCTTGTGACCGAATGCTTTTTTTCACCCCTATTGTTTGTGCTACTCCACTAGTCATCTGACGATGGGTGTTTTTGCCCCCACCCCTCTGTGGAGGGTTGTGGTCAAACTGTCGGTCTGTACCGACATTTCTAACTAAGGTCGATATTGATCTTAATATCGCCCTGTATGTTGTGAGCTACCTTGTCAGGTGCTCTCAATCCCACTCTGTCTAGAATATCTCTACTTGCTTCTAGTTGAACGTACTCACTCCTAGCTCCACTAGATAGTTCTATTAATCTCTTACTCGCACTTACTGCCCCAAGTCCTAGCGATTGTGCAATTACTTGTTGCATATAAGTCTGTACCTTTGGTAAACGTAGTGTGCGAGAAGCACTTATTCTCCCAGCTTCTTTGCTTCCATTTGTTGAATATCCTGCCTTTTCTGCTGCTTCCTTAATACTA